CTCCTCCTTCAAAATAAGGATCTGATTGTATATTATTAATGCCTGTTAATTTTTCTAAAAACATACAAAATTCTGGACTGTTTAATTCTAAACAAAATTCTTTAGTAATTGGTTCAAAAAATTTTAACTTATCAGGTTGAAAAAAAGATAATTTTTTTCTAACAGCTTTACCAGATTCATTTTTCATTATTTCTTCCATAACTGGAAATTCATTATATATTTTTGTTAAAACATCATTATCAAATAAATCATAAAAAACTGCGTGTGAAAAAGGAGAAGCGTTAATATAATCAAGATGTTTTTCTTCAGCTAATTTATTAAATTTATCTACATTAAAATATTTCATAATTTAAAATCTATATGTTTTTGATCGTATTGTATTTCATTTAAGGTTTTCAAAGCATATCCACTAGAAAAATCTCCTTTTTCAAATTGACAAGCACTTAAATATAATATATGTTCTTTAATTTTATCATCATCAGGAAAATAAGGATTATCTACATTTTCAATTTTACTTTCACTTAAATAAGAAGCTGCATTAGGTCCCAATGTTATAACAGGATAACCATTTAATATGGCTTCAATACTTACTATGCTACTAAATGTTACAACACAATGTATATTATCGTTTTTTAATTGATCTAAAAATTTATCTTTATAAATTCTTACTTGTCTTGATTTAGGTTTTTGTCTTATAATTATTTCTTTATCTGTAAATTTTTTAATTTTTTCTATTGTTTCAGATATCCATTGACTTACTTTATAATCATAATGCTTAAATACTTTAGAAGTTGGTGGTGCAATTAAAATTTTAGAACCTTTTATTTTCTTTTTAGGTTTAAAAATATCAAAACTTTCTCCCATAATTTTATAAAATCTATTTTTAATTGTGTTTATATTTGTTCTTTGACTTAACTGTTCACTTGATAAATGATTTAATACTTGAAAATTATTTTTTGTAAATCTATGCCATAGTTTATATTTTTGAGGAAAATAACCAGTATCTACATAGTAAAAATCTATATTATTTTTTAAACATTCTTTTATAAAAGGGCTTCTGGCCATACCTCTAAAAACAATAGGTGTTTTATCATTAAAATCTAATGTATCTTTATGTATAGATATATTATTATTTAAGAGATGATTTAATATTTTTTCACCTTTAACTTTAGTATAAACTCTTATCATATCATATCTTTAATAATATCCCAATAATAACCACTACTTAAATCATAATGATTAAAATGAGTATTGGCGTATCTTATAAAAAACTTTTCTCTATCTAAATTTAAATTTGGTTTTTCAATGTCTGATAGTTGACCAGCATTCATATCATAAAAATAACAATTAGGTGAAGAAATAAAAATTGGTTTTCCTTCTACAACTGCCGGACAAGCTGATGATGAAGCAAACGTTACAACTGCATATGAGTTTCTTATTGCTTCTATTAGTGGAGGATATTCACGCATTTTAGAATGTATTATAACGTTTTTAATTTGGCCTGATGTTGACCAAGCATACAATTTATTAAAATCTTCTACGCCAAAATTACCTTTTGCTCGGTGCATTCTTATAATAATAGGTCTATCAGTGTATTGCCTTAATGTATTTGTTGTTTCAATAGCATATTCGGCAGCGTTTTTTTGTTCACCAGAATAACCTTCAGAACCTCTATTCAAATTAATTAATATGTAATCACCTTTTTTTATATCGTAATCATTTACTATAATATTTCTATCAGTTTTAATTTTATCCCAACGTTTTGGATCTGGATTAGATCTCATTAACCATTTACCACCTTTTAAAGGATAAACGTGGCCGTAAGATAATCTAATTAATCTTTTATTTTCTAATGTAAGTGCTTTTAATTTATTTTTGCTTTCATCTCCACTATGGTCATATGCAATTAATACATCTCCGTCTATATAAAATATTTTACCACTTGGTTCAAACTTATCTATTATCTGTCGTCTTAAAGAATTATTTGGTTTATTTGCGTCATTGTACATTTGATAATTAAAACAAAAAGCATAATCTGAATTTATAATAGTATGGTCTTTTACAGGTATAGCTTTCCATTCATTAGAGTGTACATTAACACCTTGTTCAAAGGCTGTAACCCAATCTGCTTTATAATTATCTGCTGTAGTTTTATAATAGATTGCTATTGTTTTCATTTTTGAATACAAATTTTAACTGTGTTTGTATAAATGTTAAACCATTCAGAAGAATAATCACAAGTATTATAATCATTAAAATATGGCCCACCATCTGTGTAGTGTACATTTTTTACTTCTTTTTTATAAGGATATTCACCGACTAACCAATTCCATTCTAATGGTAATGAACCTATTAATTCTTCGTTCTCTAACCATTTAAACTGATGTAACTCTAAACCGCTGGCCTTATTGACATAATCTGGCGTTAATGTAGTACACTTCTTGCAATTCAATAACATAAAACTAGACCAGTTTTTCTTTGCATATTTTGTTTGTACTTGACCTAAGAATTTTGTATCATCTTTAGGTGTATAGTCGTGTTTACAAACCTGTACGGCATACTTGTCATCTCTTAATCTCCATAATTCTGCTATATCGGCCATCATTAACATATCACAGTCCATAAACAAAGCCCAACCTTGATAGTTCATCAGGTGTGGTATTATAAATCTACTAAACGAAAATTCTGTTGATGAAAGATTATTTCTTTCTCTTACAAAGTCATCTTTAATATTTGGTAAATAGATTGGTGTGATGGCCACAGGTTTTGTACTGTGTCTTAATATACTTTCTGATAGTATATGATGTGCTATTTTTTCTTTACTGTCGTATCCTATAAAAACGTTTATCATAATGTCCTTATTTATCTATTGTATAAAATCGTATCCTTTATCCTTTTTCTTTTTACCTTTTAAATGTGTAGTGTATTCGGCCAATTTAGAGTGTGGCCAAACGTGGCCATCTTTTCTTGTACCAGTTAAATTGAATTGTGGTTGACCTGACAAATACTTTTCTCTTACTTTATTCCATACATAACTATCGTGCCATTGTTCTTCTTTAAATAATAAATCTAATTCGTAATATTCTCTTAATTTTTCTACAAAGTTTTTTGTGTGATGATTTGTTAAGTTATAACCTACAAAACCACATTCAGGATATCTAGGTGGTTCTGGCCTGTCTAAGTAACATATAGTATAATCAATTGGTAATATTTTATTAATTATTTCTTGTTCTGTAATTCTTTTTGTAAACACCACATCAGCATCAATCCAAAATACATAATCATATTTACCTTCCATCATTAAATGAGTTTTGGCATATACTTTATAACTAAATCTTATTGCGTCTTTAAGAAAATCTAAACCATATATTATTTTACTTGTATCATTTTTTTCTGTACTGAATTGATTTCGTTTTGAATTTCGTTCTATAAATTGTTTTAAACTAGGATTTGTTTCGTGTATATCTCTATAAATTATATTATCACGCATAGGGCCAATTTCAGGAATCCAACCCTCGTGGTAAATATAACAATCAAATGGCCAATTATAAGTTTGTAAAAATCTAAAGGCGTAATACTCGTATAACTGTTTATTTAATGATGTTACTATTGCTATTTTCATAACCGGCCTTTGCTATATAATAAGCATCTATTATATCTGTAATTGGATTGTTGAGTGTAGGTATATCAAAAACTTTCATTAGATTTGTATTCGTATCTTTTGTAAATTGGTCATACATCTTTTGTTTGTCTGCATTACCTTTACCTGTGGCAAATTTCTTAATGACACTTGGTACTAATATTCTATAATTATATTCTTTTAATCTATACTTTAATATACCACCGTTTTCTGCAATTTGAAATACGGCTTGTCCTTTACTGCCAAAAGAATATCCTTCAATGAAAATTTGTGGGTCTGTTAATTTGTTTATGATTGATAATGCCCAACTTGATAGATTTTCAAATCTTTCTATAGGATTTTTATATTCAGTATGTTCTGTGCCTAATATATTCTTCATCATATTACCAATATGTTTCTTTTTACTTGTGAGATAAAAGAATTTACAATCTTCAAATTTAAAACTACCTGTACTGACGCAAATGGCCGGTGAGTTTAAACTAAAATCAATACCCACCGTGTGCATATTACTGATTGCCTTTTAATATCTCATTCATTCGTTTTTCAAATTTTTCATAATACCATAATTTAGGTTTCATTGTTTTTTCAATGTAATATTTTTTAATTTTATCAAATCTTTTATTTACTTCAGGTATTTTATTATATAATTCTTCAATTGATTCGACTCTTTGCCATTGATCTGCAACAAGAGTATTATCACTATCATAATTTTTCCAAACAAAAGGAAAAATACCTAATGCAATTGCTTCGTGATAACGGCTTGTTGTTGCCTTAGGGTCTAACCAATTAAAACATAAAGTAGATTTTGCTTTTGTTAAATCGCCTAGTAAATTATACATAGTATCTATTTTTCTATCAGCTTTAAAAGAATTATATTTACCAATAAAATATGATTTAATTTTATTATCTTCTTTAATTTGTTTAAAAACCAAATGTCTTTCATCACCAGAATCTATATCATCAATAAGTTTTTTTTTATCACAACCCCAATAAATAAAATCATACGTTTTTTTTGTTTTAGATAATTGTGTTGAAATATTTTCTTTAATAAAATGATATTTCATTCCGTGCAAACCTCCAGGTAAATCCATTTCATCAAAAGTAGAAAACTTACCTATAGGTTTATTTTTAAAAGTTCTTGTACGATATAATTCTTCATTGTCGGCACGGTCGCTACGTACTAAAACAACGTGTTTTTTTGGTAGATATTCAATAATTTGTTTAGTTAATACTTCAGAACGTTCTCTTTGTACTGGATCTCTATAACCTTTGATATGTTCTAAAAATTCATTTTCGCTGGGAATAATTATAACATCAGCATCTATAATGTCATCTAACTTTCTACGATTAGCCGTACTCCAACCGAAGTTACATACGCCATATGTGTGTTGTGGATTTTTTAAAATGTATTCTTTATATAATTCATAAAAAGAATCCATAATATCTTGAAGTGGCTTTTTATAATTAGTGCCACGTCTAAGTCGAGTAATAGTTAATTTCATAATTAATTCCAATCTTCATTATCTACCTCAGTTATCTCCTCATCTATTGCGTGAGCACAAAAAGGACACGTAATAGGAGTTGTTTCGTGTATCTCATTGTTCCACGCTATTACATATTTAGTTTGACAGGAAGAACAAGTTTTTGTTTGTTTAGTGATCATTATAATTTAAACTTTTTAAATTGATCTTTTTTAACATCTTGTTGAATACCACCAATTATATAACTTTCAATTTCTGTTTCTTGTGGAGCATTTTGCATTGATCTACTATTCAACCAATGATCTACCCAAGGTAATGGATTTATTTTTGTATCATAAACAGGATCTAAACCAATGGCCTTCATACGTCTATTTGCTGTGTATTCTACAAACTGATGTAAAAGTTTTTCTGATAACCCTATCATTGAACCTTGTGAGAACAAATAAGTTGCCCATTGTTTTTCAGAAGCAACAGCATCATCATACATTTTGTAAACTTCTTTTTCTGTATCTTTAATTACTTTTAACATTACTTTGTCGTTCTCTATGTCTTTATAGTTATTAATAATTCTTTGTGATACTGCTAAGTGTTGACTTTCATCTCGAGCAATAAAAGAAATAATCTTTGCTGAACCTTCTAATAACTTTAATTCACCAAAAGCAAAACTACAAGCAAATGATACATAGAATCTTAAACCTTCTAATATGTTTACTGTTACTAAAGCCTTCCATAATCTTTTCTTTAATTCATACATATCAACTTTATCAGGTGTCAATTGATATTTGTAACCCATTTCAATTAAATCATCATAACATCTTGTTACTGATTCTGCACGTTCTTCAATTTTCTTATCTTCAATAATTGTATCAAAAATTTCACCAGGATTTGCATATAGATTTTTTATAATGTAAGTATATGATCTACTATGTATTGTTTCCATAAAATCCCAAGTTACAATACAACCTTCCAATTCAGGTAAAGAACAGAAAGGTAAAAATGCCAAACAAGGTCCACGTCCTTGTACGCTATCTAACATTGTTTGGTATTTTAAATTAGATGTAAATATATTTTTTTGTTCTGGTCTTAATTCTTGGTAATCGTTACGGTCTTTTTGTAATGATACTTCTTCAGGTCTCCAAAAGAAACCTAATTGTTGTTGTGTAAGTTTATCAAAAATAGGATACTTAAATGTATCATATCTTTGTACGGCTAAATCTTCACCAAAAAACATTTGTGCTTTGGTAAAATCTAAACCTTTTGATTTATTAAAAACTGACCTACTCATAATTATATTTTACACGATTCGCAATCGTCATCTTCCTTTGTTATTGTTTCTGGCACGTTATCTTTAAAACCTACTGGATGTGCCGGTTCATCTTCATCTTTTTTACCATCATATGTGTTTTGATAGTAAGATGTTTTCCAACCATACTTATACGTTGTCAATAAGTCATTTATCATTTCTGATAATGGTGTTTGGCCACTATCATAGTTTTGTGGATTATAAGACCAGTTACCACTAATAGCCTGGTCAAAATACTTTTGCATTACTGCAACCACATTTATATATCCTTCATTGGACTTCATATCCCAAAGTAAGGTATAAAAATTCTTTAGTGTATTATAAGACGGCACCACTTGTTTTAATGGGCCTTTCTTTGATTTCTTTACTGATATAAAATCACGTGGTGGTTCTATACCATTTGTTTCATTAGATACTACACTTGAAGATTCTGATGGCATTTGAGCCGAGAGTGTGCTATGTCGAAGGCCGTGCTCAACAATATCCTTCCTCAATTTCTCCCAATTATAAGATAGTTTTCTTGTTACTATTTCGTCTACCTCTTTTTTATAGGTATCAATTGGTAAGATACCATCAGAATATTTTGTACGATTAAAGTACTCACACTTACCTTTTTCTTTTGCAAGAGTATTACTTGCCTTTAATAAATTGTATTGAAATGCTTCCGATAATTCATCAACTAATTTCCACGCACTCTTTTCACTATATAATACTTTATTCTTCGCTAGATAGTGTGCTAATCCTATGTAACCTATACCTAGACTTCTTCTTGCCTTTGTAGAAATCTCAGCGGCCTTTACAGGATACTGTTGATGTTCTATAATTTCATCTAAAGACCTTACTGATAAATCGCATAGTGTTTCTAATTCATCAAAATCTTTTAGTGTACCTAAATTGATAGCAGACAATATACATAATGCAATTTCACCATCTTGGTCAATATGTTGTAATGGTTTAGTAGGTAATGTAATTTCTTGGCATAGATTTGACATTGTAATTATATCTTTAAATGATGAATGTGTATTACAATGGTCTATATTCATTATATAGATACGGCCTGTTTCTGCTCGTTCTTTTAATAAACTTTGTATAAGGTCTTGTGCTTTAATTTTTCTTTTCTTAACTGATGTTTTCTTTTCGTATTCTTCATATAGTTTATCAAATGAATCTGTACCCCAAGTTTCATATAAATCTGGTACTTCGTGTGGTGAAAACAAAGTTATATGCTCATCATCAATAAATCTTTGATAAAATAATTTTGATAGTTGAATTGAATAATCTAATTTACGAACTCTATTATCTTCTGAACCTTTATTGTTTTTAAGAACTAATATATCTTCTATCTCTTGGTGCCATATAGGAAAATGAACCGTGGCAGAACCACCTCTTACACCGTTTTGTGTACAACACTTAACTGTTGCTTCAAATTTTTTAAGAAAAGGCACAACGCCTGTGTGTTGAACTTCACCACCTCTTATACGAGAATTAATACCTCTTATACGGCCAGCATTGATACCTATACCGGCACGCTGTGCCACGTACCTGCCAATAGCCATATCGCTAGTAAAGATACTAGGTAAAGTATCATCAACATCAACAAGAACACAACTAGCATACTGACGAACAGGAGTACGGACCCCAGCCATAACAGGAGTCGGAATATTAATTTTAAACCTGGAGATTGCGTCATAATATTTTTTAACATAAGTCATTCTTTTATCTTTGGCATACTGTGAAAATATTGTTGCCGAGATAAGCATATACATAAACTGAGGAGTTTCGTAAACTTCTCCTGAGCTTCGGTCTTGCACTAAGTATTTATCTATGACCTGACGAAGGCCAGCATAAGTAAAATTATAATCTCTTGTGTGATCTATCCACATATTCATACGGTCAAATTCTGATTTGTCATACCACTTTAATATATCGGCATCATACACTTTTAAATCTACACCTTTTTTTGTATGATCGTATAGATGAGGGTGGTCCCATAATTTACTAAAAATACTTTTTCTTAAACTGAATAATAATAATCTTGCCGCAACGTATTGATAGTTAGGTGTTTCTAATGAAATTAAATCTGAAGCCGACTTGATAAGAATTTTTTGTATCTCGTCCGTTGATATACCATCATAAAATTGTAAACCACTTTTCATCTCTACTTGCGAAGCCGATACGCCTGTTATATCTTCACAAGCAAACTCAACCATTTGGTGTATCTTTTCAATATTAAGAGGTTCTTTTTCTCTGGAGTTTCTTTTTTGAACTAAAATTTTTTCAGTCGTCATACGTTACATTTCTTCCAAGAATTAAGTTTTGTTAATGCTGATAATTTATTGTGTGTGTTATTACTTATAATACTTTGAATCTCTGGAATAGTCTTACCAGATATGATTAAATCGTTAATATCTTTTGATTTTATATTATCTGGCCACATAAAAATATTATAATTATTGTCAATCACTTTATACATACGTTTTACGATTTCTTTATTTCGTGGTTCGTTATCAAAAATATAAGTTACATTTTCTGGATTTGTTTTTAAAGTTAAATCGGCACCTGCGGCTGCTAAACAATTGTCTAAAAACAAACTATCAATTGGTCCTTCAGTAATGTAAATATGTTTTTGAAAGTTTACTCTTTCTAAACCATATACTTTTTGTTTAGTTTCGTCAAGCTTAATTGTTAAATATTTTGGTTGTTCATCACCGAATGCACGGCCTTGAAAAGCAAATAAATTACCAGTTGTATCATAGAAAGGTATAATCAATCTAGGATGTTCACCTTTAAAATTATTAAATGTATCTGGTTTTACTTTATTCACCAAAGACATAAACTCCATACTTAAATATAATATATCAAAATACTTTTCAGGTATTCTTCGTTTGACAATATATTTTCTGGCAGGATGGCCTTCAGGTAATTCTGATATTGAAGGCAATTCTTCAATAATATTTACCTCTTTGAATACTGGTTTAGATATATCAAATTTAGGTTCTGGTGTTGAGGGTGTT